GTGGAACTTGAGAGCATGACGCACGAGGAAGCGCGGGCGTATCTACTCGCCCAGGGGTTGCTAGAGACGGATTCGCCGAGGCCGCTGGCAGGGGGGGCGGTCATGCGCATAACGCCGAGGGGACTGGACGTCTTCTCGCTACTGTTTGGGTTTTGTAAGGCGGCCGAGTTCAACGGGCGCGCGACCGCTGCGGAGACACGGCTGGCCGCGATCCAGGCCCTCGTCGACGAGCAGGCCGAAGACGAAGCCCTATGGGCGACCGGGCTCGACGGCACCACGCCGATCGCAGAGGCATACCTGCAGCAGGAGCTCCGCAAGCTGCACGCCCTGATCGAGGGGCACTCGTGACCTTGACCTTCGAGCGCACGGCCGCGGTCGCCGCACTCGAGCGCGACTACGGCGTCGCACGCGTACTACCGCCAGGCCCCGAGCGGGACGCCCTGCTCCGGGCTTGCGGAGTGCCGTGGCACACGCTGCTGGTCGATATCGGCGACGCCCTAACGGTCGCGTCGATCGACGAGCACGGCGCGGTGACGCTCCACGAGGTTAAGGACGGCCAGTGAGGACTACGCCCCTTGAACGATGGAAGGCGCCACAAGGGCGCCTTCCAAGCTCTTGGCGCGAGCACACCAAGGAGGTGCGCTTGACAGCGTAGCCGAGTGCCCGGCGGAGCGCCGGGGATAACAGCCCGTGCCTCGTGAATGGCCGGAACAACCGAGACCCCGCGCGTGCGGAGACCGTCTCGGCCGGCCAGCGGGACAGATGAAGGGCGCTTGTCATGGCCGCAGTCGGGCCGCCCGCGCAGCATCAGGGCACCCCGGCGAGGGTGGTGTAAGCGAGGCACGGACACGTTTTTCTATAGCTGATCGTAGGTACTTCTCGGGTAGGAGGGGCGCTCTACTGCGGGCGCCCACGGAGATAGAAAGGAGCACCAGTGAGCTTTCGACAGAGGGAGCGTGTGAGGCGCCGGAAGGCGCGGGCTGCGGTGGTGCGGGATCAGGCAGAGCAACGTAGCTCGGGTCTTCGCAGCGGCCGTTGGTGGCTGACGATCGTGAAACGCGATACGTGTTGTGCGCGGTGCGCGGGCATGTTGCGAGTGGGCCGCCCGATGGTTTTCAGGGCGACGCCGTGTGAAGCGTTGTGTCTGGCGTGTGCTGATCGTGACTCGTCGGTGAGGGCGCGTCCTTCGCTGCGTTGGGAAACGGATCGTAAGTCCGGGTCCTCTCAGAAAAATCGACCCCGGCGCGGCGCGCGTTCGGCGACGGCGCCCATGTAGGGTGTCGTGGCTGCGCGAGGGTTGTGCTACGTCACCGTGGCCCGGTAGGATTTGCGCATGATGAAGCTGTCAGTCTCCGTGTGGCTCCCGCGGCGCGTAGCGGTCGCGCTCGCGGTCGGCTGGCTGGTCCTGCTCGCCTACGAACTGGCGCGGTTGGTGTGAGACCGTTGTGTGAGGGCCGGTGGCGTCCCCTGCCGCCGGCGGTGATATGTGAGGATGACGCGCTGGCCGAGCTTGAGCGTTGGCTGGCCGAGCACGTCGACGAGTTCGTGCGAGGCGCGCAGGAGCTCGAACGGCGCCTGCTGGCCGCTCGTTAACGACGAACGGCACCCCATGTTTCAGGGGTGCCGTTCTGTGACCAGGAGGGGCGGTGAGTTCGAGCGTCTCGCCGCGTGTGTGAGTGTGGCAGGCTAGGCGGCGGACTCGGCCTCGGCTTCCTGCTCGGCGACGGACGCGCCCTGCTGGCCGGCGCCCGCGTGAGCGGCCTCCAGCTCGGCGCGCGCCTCGTCGCCCGGCGCCGGTGGCTGCTGCTCGCCGACAGTGCCGTCCGGCTCGGGGAGCTCGGCGTTGCCGGCGTCCGCCGGTGGCCCCTGGAGCAAGTGCTCGCTGGCGGTGGTGGCCGCGAGCACGAGCTCGTCGACCGTGCCCTGCTGGTCCTCGCCGGCCCCGGCCTGCGCGAGCTGCTCCTTCAACGACGTGATTTCGTCGTCGCGTTCGCTGATGATCGTGTCGCGCCTGGCGAGCTCCTCGCCGTGGCGCTCCGCCGCGACGCTGAGGTCCGCGATCCGCTCCTTCAATGCTGTTAGGTCGAGCATGGTGGGGTCTCCTTGTGGTGGTGGTTGGGCGTGCGCCGCGACTTCACGGCGGCGTGGCGAGGGTGGCTACGGTCGGTCCTGAGCCAGCCGCGCGACGGATGGTCGCGGTGGTGGACCTTGCAGACGGGGTGGCCCTCCGCGTCGGGATGCCAGCCGAGACGCAGGCACCGGTGTTCGTGGCAGTTGTGCTTGTGCCAGAACAACACGACGCCCGAGAAGATCGCCGTGGCACCCGCGATCCCGCTCCATAGCTGGTACCCAAGGCCCGTGAGCGGGTGCCAGAACGTCGGGAAATAGAACAGCGCGAGATGGGTCATGGGGGCGCCCCTTCGTGCTCGAGTGCGGGTGTGTGGTCTTCGCCGCGGTCTAGGCGCTCCTGGACGCGCGGGTGCGGCTCGCCGCGGTGGGCGAGGTAGTGCGTCTCCTCGACGAGCTGTGTCTGGTGGATTGCGTGCGCACGGAGCTCGGCATGACGGCGGCGTGCGGGCAGCACGAGATGGTGGTGGCCGAGCCATGCGAGCACCACGGCGAACACGGCCGACACCACGACGTCTACGGTCGTCCCGACGATCGCTTCACGGGCCGCTTCGATGTGGAAGCCCTGGAGTAGCAGCGTCGCGGTCATGCCGTGGTCTCGACGGGCCGCAGGTGCGCCATCACGAAGTTGCCGCGGCCGGCGACAGGGATCAGGTGAACCTCGACGGAGAACTCGCTGCCGTCCCGACGGCAGGCGTAGATGTGCCGGTCGAGGCCCATCGGCCGAGTGCTGCGCGTCTCCGGGGCGGCCAGGAACGCGTCGCGTAGCCCGACGTGGCCGTTGCGGTAGCGCTCCGGGAGCAGGATCTCCACGGGGTTGCCCTTCAGCGACCCGAGCTGCCAGCCGAACTCGCCGTACGCCTCCGCGTTCGCGGCGACGATGATGCCGTTCGCGTCGACGACGACGACGGGGTTCGACGCCTCGGCGATCAGCGCGACAACGCCTTGCGGGAGCGACGCTCGCCTGAGCATTGGGGGCGCCTCACCCGACCCCGAACAGGTGCAGGATGCCGGGCGCTTGTGTCACGACACCGACCGCGATAGCGCCGAGCAACGCGGCCTTATAGTCCCGCCACTTCCCACGACTCTCCGCACCCGCGGTCGTAGCGAGCCGCTCGCGCTCATACCTGGCGGTCTCGCGGTCTTCGAGCTTGCGGGTACGGCCGTTTGCGAGCGTCATCTGCTCGACGATCGCGGCCTGGCCGCCATCGAGCGCGTCCAGGCGCTCGATGATGAGGTCAATCCCTGCGATCCGGCTGAGGATGCTCGTCTTCCTGCGGTCAGCCATCAAGGGCTTCCTTTCGCTTGCACGGCTTTCCCTGGTCGCCTCCCTGCCGGGTGGCCGGCCCCGCGGGGGGCCTCGTGAACGACTCAGCGCGCGGGGCGCTCTGCTGCCGCCGCGAGGTCCGCGACGGCGACCCCGAACGCGCCCGCGATGCGCCTGACTGTCGTCCACGCGGGGTTCGACTGGCCGCGCTCGATCCGCGCATAGCTGCCAACGGCCAGGCCGGCGGCGCCGGCCACATCTTCCTGACTCATGCCACGCTCCGTACGCATCGCGCGGATCATCGCGGCGAGCGCAGGGTCAGCGGGCTCCATAGTCGGCACGTCATAAACATGCCTGCCGCTAGTCGTCTAAGTCCAGACGCCAGACCGCTAGCCCTCTGCCATCTGCTAGCTTCTCGCGCGCCAGCGGCCCCTTCCCACCGTTGAGTCCGCTGGTAGCTCGGCGCCGGGGCCGCGACCCGGCGCCGAGCATTACCACTAGAGGAGCCGGCCGCCGCTCCGTGAACCTCTCTCAGGCTGTGCCCGTGTGCGCGACGAGCTGCGCGTCCTCTACAGGCTCGTCCTCCGCGTCGGCGTCCGCGTCGACCCGCTGCGCCACACCCAGGCCCTCCAGCGCCCGGACAAGCTCGTCGATCGAGCGGTTCTCGCTGATCTGCGTCGGGCGGCCCTGGAGCGCCAGTTTCTTGTCGACCGCCTGCGTCCTGATCTGCGAGAGGTCACGGGCGACACGCGCCGGGTCTCCCACCGAGCCGGCGTTGAGCAGGCGTTGCGTGCTTTCCAGCGCCATCGAGATAACTTGCGTGCTGAGCCGCGCCTCGGAAAGCAGGTCGTCGGCGAGCGCCTCCTCTAGTTTCGGCGCGAGTTCGTGACGGCGTTCGCGGAACACCTCACTCTTGGGTGTGTGGCCGTCCCGGAAGACCGCGAGCTTCGCCGTGCTGCAGCCGTACCCCTGCTCGGCGAGGAACCGCGACGCGCGTTCGAGGTCGGGGAACGCGATCAGGCTCGCGTACACGAGCTCCATCGCCACGTCATCGCCGTCGAGGACGCGTTTCAGGGGTGCTTGCGTGACCGGCTCATCTACGACCGCGTTACTCATGGTTTCCTTCCTGGGAGCGGTGCGCCCGCTTCCATCTGGCCGGTGAGCTTGTAGAAGTTCCCGCGTTTGACTTCGGGCTTGTGCGGCACATACACGGGGCTGCCGTCGGGTGTCTTGACGACCGTGCCGCCTGGGGCCTGGGCAACCACTTCATGCCCATAGTCCCGGTTCAAGAGTTCCTGTAGGCCCTTCGGGTCACGTTTCAGGCTGCCTTCGAGTTCCGGCACGCTGACCGGGTGGTGATCCTCGCGTTCAAGCGCGGATTTGGCCTGCGTCACTGCCGGGTAGCCCTTGCCCGTGATGTACGACGGCAACGTGACCTTCACGGGCGCCGTAGACGGTTTGCTCAGGTTCGCGGGTGCCTGCGCCAGGGCTTCGGCTTCCGCGCCCGTAGCGGCCGTGCCAGCGCTCGTCTGAGCCGCTGCTCCGGGGATCGTCCGGGTGCTCGTCGTCGGTGCGCCGGCCTTGGCGAGGATACCGAGGCTCACGAGCGGGTTTTCGCTGCCGCCCTTTTCGCTGCGGATCAGGCTCGCAAGCTGCGCGAAGCCGGCCGCCCGCGGGTTCGCGGTCGTCACACGTTCGGTGCGCGATGGCCTGCCGGGCATACTCACGGCGCCGGTCGACGTGGTGCTCGGTTCGGCCGGGATCGGGATGTTCGAGCCCGAGCCGTAGCTTTTCGCGTTCGCCAGCGTCGAGTTGACGTACCCCGCCTGGTAGCCGCCCGCTGGGCCTGCGTTGTACGCGGAGAGCATCCCGCCGATCCCGCGGCCCTTGAACTCGGCGAGATACTTCGCGGCGCCGTTCGCCGCTTCGGCGAGATCCTGCGGGTTCTTCACGCCGACGCTGTGTGCGGTGGCGGGCTCGAGCTGGAGCGGGCCGAGGGCGCCCGCCGAGCTCGTTTTGTTGTCGGCGCCAAACGCCGTCTCGGTGCCGAAGACGCCCCACAAGATCGCCGGCTCGATGCCGTGAGCGTTCGCGGCCTGCGTGATGATCGCCTTCGCTGAGGTGGGGGCGCCCGCCATGCTCGTCTCCTTTCTGCTATCCGTATGCGGCATGGCGCGATCGTTCATCAGGGCCGCCCTGACCACGAGCGTCCTCCTGGCCGTAGCGTTCGTCGCGGTCGAACTACTGTTCCCGCTGCACTACTGGGGCGTGACCATCGAGCGGGTGTTCGCCGTCTTCGGCGTGCTCATCTTCATCACGACCTGGGACCGGGCGTACGCCGAGAACCGTGCGACTAACGCGAAGCGAGAGAGCGACCGCCAGCTTTGGGAGCGAGAGAACCCCGGCTGGGACTACGACACCGGCAGCATCAGCCTTCCTTCCTGAGCGGCGTCGTTTCCTTGCGCAACCCGCCGCTTTCTTTGCGCGGGCCGGCTTCACGACGCAGCGATTCTTTGCGTAGGGAGCCTTCGGTGCTGCGAGGCTGCCCCGACTCGGTACGTTCCGTGGTTGTCTTGATCGGCTTGAACGCGGCCCACAGGCCCGGCGGGATGCCGAGCGCTTCACTGATCGGGTCGCGGTGGACGGTGCCTTTCGTCTGGAGGTTCCAGAGCGTCGAGCCCGTCGCCTGACTCTTGCCGCCGGCAGCCACCGCCATCGCCTGCCGGTAGGGCGGGATGAACGATTCCAGGAGCGCGAGCGCGGCGAGCTTGACTCGCTCTCCGGGCGCAGTGATCGGTTCCCGCTGCGCATTCTCTAGCGTCTGGCCGAAGCTGTTGCTGCCCGTGATCGCTTTGTACGCGTCCGCTACCTCCGGGGCGAGCAGGCTCACCGCGGTCGTCGGCAGCCCGAGCGGCGTGTTGCCCGCGCCCGACACGGCACCCTGCGGCGTGTAGTACTGCTGGCCGGCAACGAAGCCCTTGCCGATCGGGACCGACCCCTGCTGGTCGGCTTCGAGCTTCGTCGCGGGGTTCGCGTCGACGCCTTGGCCGAGGGCGCCGCGCTGCTGTGCGGTGGCCTGGTCGAGGATCGTCAAGAGCGCCGTCTTCGCCGGGTGATGGACCGGCATCGTTGTGTAGAGGAAGCGCAGACTGTTGGAGTACCAGCGCCAGAACGGGGCCACGGACAGGATGCGCTTCGTTGTCGGGGATGCGCTGTTCCAGTCGCCCCAGAACTGGATCATCTGCCGGCTGGCGTGGTCGATCGCCTTCGGGTCGAGCATGCCCTTGGCGATGCTGCGCTCGGCCTCCGTGACCGCACCGAAGGGGTGCAGGCTGGCGCCCATGATGCGCCTCGCCTCGTCGTTGGCGACCTTCCCCAGGCCCGCGATCTGTGCCGGGCGCTCCAGCACCTTGCGCTCCGCCTCGAGGATCTTCGACGCGACACCCGAGTAGGTCTGTGCCACTGCCTTGACCGCGCGCAGCGGGGCGCCTGCGATCGGGTGCGCCGCGCCTGCCCGGAGCGCTTTCGCCGTTGCGCCGAAGGGGGTGGTGGCGAGCTGGTCCTCGTTGATGTGGCGCTGGAGCATCTGCGTCTGGTGTGCGACGGTGCCGTGAACCTGCGCGGCGAGGCGCTGCGCGTTGAGCTCGGCCTCGGGGTGCTCACGCAAGAACGCGGGGTCTGACGCGGCCTGCTCGACGAGGTTCAGCAGCCGGTGCCCGCGCAGCAGGGAGATGGGGCCGACTTTGTTGACGGCCGCCCTGATACCGAGCTCCTGCCCCAACCCCAGGACGTGCTTCGTGGAGAACGCGATATTGGCTCGCCGCCAGAATGACGCGGGGGCACGCAGCAGGGACACGTTCGCGTTGCCCGTGTCCTTCGTGTAGCGCTGGAGCTGTTTGACGATCGCGTCGTGGTACACGCCGACGGGTCCAGTGTCGAGATGCTGCAGCGTCGGGTCGGTCGGGAACTGGTCAAGGCCACGCTCCTGCGCCCACAGGTTCGGGTCGAGAGCGTCCCGTGGCGAGGCGATCCGGGCGAGGTCGCCGAGCACGGCCTTGGGGGCGAACGGGTGCGCGATCCTGCCGGGCCTCAGCTTCATCGACGGTTTTAGGTGTTCTACCTCGCGGATCGCGCGGTCGGCGTTGTCCCACGCCGACGTGTTGCCGTTCCTGTCGAAGTAGGTGGGGCCTTTGCCGCGCAGCTCGCGGGCGACCATCCGCGCGTGCCTGTCGTTCGGGTGCTCGTCGAGGAGTTTGGCGAGATGCTCCCGTGTCAGCGCGTACGTCTTGACCTGCATCCGCGACGCGAGGGCCTGGTCGATCAGGGCACGGTTGGAGAGATGCTGCTGGGTGAGCGCGTCGGGTGACACGTCGTACTGGCCGTGGGCGAACGCCGTGCCCGTACGGAACCTCTGCGGGTTGAAGCCTGCGTTGCGAGGGTCGGTTACGTCTTTGTAGTACGCGGAGGACGGGTCGACGTAGGGCCGGTTAGAGACGAAGCCGATCCGGTCCGGCTCGACGCCGTGGACGCTGCGCAGCTCGTCTTCTACCTGGCTGATCGGGATGTGCGTGCGGCCCGTCGCGGGTACGCCCGCGCGGCTTGGCGTGGCGATCGAGAACGGTGACTCCTGCAGGCTGCCGGGGGCGGGCTCGCCGAAGCCCTTGAGGTCCGCGACGGCCTGGTGGTGCGCCACGATGTTCGCCTGGTGGCGTGCCAGTAGCTCGCGGGGGGACGCCTGGGCGCCCTCACGAGCGATTTCGGCTTTCGTGCCCCTCCTCGCGGCATACGCGTCCTCTCTCGCTTTCAGGGCTTGCATGTAGCGGACGCCCGTCGCGTTGAGAGGAGGGTTCTCCTCGACCAATGGCTGCTGTCCGCGCCAGTGGAACTGAAACGGGTCGGTTAGCTTCGCGGCCCTGAGCGACTGCGGGTTCGCAACAATGTGGTGCTCGACGAGGGCGGGCTCTAGCCGTTTCAGGTCAGCCGCATACTTGCCGGCCGCCGCGTACGCCGCGTGCGGGTTCCGCTCCAGGCGCCGGTCGTCGAGAAGGCCCTGGTAGTGCGCCACGTTCTGCATCCGAAGGTCGCGCTGTGCGCCCGTCTCGCCCGGCACATCGGCGTTGTGGTACTCAACGAGGTTGGCGAGCTGCGTGCGGTACAGCGGCAGTCCTGTCGCCGGGTCGAGCACTTTCGGGTCGGCGAGCAGTCCACGGGCGAACGGGTTCACCGCCCGCGAGCCGGGGATCGGCACCGACAGGGACGTGCCCTTGATCGGCTGCCCCTTCAGCGCCGCCATGCGCGCGTCGACTACCTGGCCGCGGTTGTTGCGGCGCACCGCCTCGAGCACACCGGCCTGCCGGTCGAAGTGCGTTGTGAGCTGGCGGGCGAGGTTCTTGCCACGGACGGTCTCGAGCGCCGTCTCCCCCGGACGAACGGAGGGGTCTTGCCCCTTCTGGTGCAGGTTCCGCACCAGCCCCTTGCTGTACGGGTCGCGCGGCACGGTCGCGGGGCCGAGAAGCTGCTGCGGCTCACGGCTAACGGTAGTGGCGCCCGGGTCCGCGAGCGACGCCGCCGACTGTGCCTCGGAGCCAAGTGCCCCCGACCTTGCAACAGCGCCCGCGGCCCGGTCAGCAGCGGCAAGACCACCGGAGACTTCGAGCGCGGCGTACACCGGGTTCTTCTTCAGGTCGTGTAGCGCGCGTCCGGGGTGGCCGGTGAGCAGGCTCGCTGGCGCAGATTCTTTGACGTAGTTATTGACGAGCCGCCCGACTTCTTCGTTCGAGCGTCCCGGCGTGTCTGCGTTGACCCGACTGTTCAGCGCCGCCTTCCCAGCCACGTACAGCGTAGGGAGCACCTGCGCTGGCAGTTCCACAATGTCACGGCCAGCGTTGCCGACGACTTCGCCGAGGCCCTTCAGGCCGATGTGCGCGTAGCCCTTCGTCTCGGCGGTGGCGAGCGCATTGCCGACCGCGCCCAGGCCCCTCTCTGCGGCGCCTTCTCCCGTGAACTCCTTCGGGACATCCGAGGCTATCGCCCCCACCAGGTGGGGCAGGCCCTCGATAGCGGCGAGCATGCTGCCCCCGCCACCGCCCGGCGTCGTCGTCGCGGTCGGCGGCTTGATCCCCGCGAGTGCCCGCGTTTCGGCCGCCACCCGCTGGTTGATCGCCTGCAGTAGTGGGCCGCCCGGCAGGCGAGGGGGTGCTGGGGTCGGGCGTGCCGCCGTGGCCTGCAGCTTGGGGGCACCTTCAAACAGCCGTCCGATCTTCCCGGCCGGTAGCTTGCCGACGCCCGTCGACCGGGACACTGGGGGGGCCGGCGCTAGCCCGCCCTTCAGCGGTGCGCCAGCGGGCGCGCGGGGGAGCACGGGCGCCGCCTTCGGTCTCGCCGGCAGACCGCCCGGCAGTGTCGTGGAGAGGGCCACTACAGCCCCACGAGGCTAGCGAGCTGCTGCGGCGTCAGGCTGATCCCGAGAGTCTTCAATGCGGCCAGCGTCGGCGCTGACACAGTGTGGTATTTCCAGAGTTCAAACGCGGCGTGCTGTAGGGTCGGGTTGACGATCTTCGGGTACCTCACGTTCACCGCTTTAGCTTTCCCGCCCTGTGTCACTTCGATCGTTTCGTAGCCTTTGCTGAGCGTGTTACCGATCTTGCCTTCGTTCACACCCTTCGTGCGAAGCGTCTGGATCGTCTGGAAAGCCGAGCCGATCTGTTCCACGAGCTTATTCTGCTCGCTCGTGGTGAGACCACCCGCTTCGAGCTTGTGCAGTTCGACCCGCGTTTTCGCCTGCGCCTGCGCCGTCGATGCCTTGTCTTTTGCCACTTCGGCGTTGAGCTTCGCTTCGCTGATGCCGACCCTGCGGGCTTCGAGGCCGAGCTTCTGCTGTGCCTGGGATTCATGGGTGCGTTCGGCACGCTGCTTGCTCGCTTCGCTACCGATTTTGCTCTTGGTCGCGGCCGTCTGGTTCTGTGCCGCCACGTTCTTCAACCCGAGGCTCTGTAGGGTCGCGTAGTCCGTGACGTTTTTCTGGCCGAGTTCGTTTTCGATCCTCGCCTGGTCGCTGCCCGCCTTGCCGATCCGGGCGTTCTCGGCTTCCTGAATCCGACTGCCCTGTTTCTGGAAGAACCCGGTCATTTTGTCCTGGCCTTCGACGGCGCGCAACGCGGCGGCGCCCCTGATCCCGGCCATGAGGTTCTGCCCCGCCTGCGCGGAGTTCTGAGCGAACGTGTTATCAGCCGCCCCCGCCGCTGATTCGCGCTGCGCCTCCGCGTTGAGCTGAGCGCGCAACGCAGGGGCGATGTAGCCGGCGGTCTGCCCGGCCTGCTGCTGCCCGCTCGTTTCGATCGCTTTCCCCGCCTTCAGGGCGTTGTCCGCCGCGGCGTTCTCGAGCGTCTTCGCTGAGGCTTCCTGCTGAGCCGCGACACCGCCGAGCACGTTGTTGGCGGCGGCGGTGTCCGCGCTGAAGCGCTGCGACGCGCCGAGTTCGTTGCTGGAGACTTCCCGCGCCTGACCCTTCAACGGTTCGAGTTCGGACTTGAGCACTTCCTGGGCCTCACGCCGCGCGATCGTGCGAATGTCCCCCGAGCTCATGGAGCCTTCGAGGGGGTTGAAGACCGTCCGCTGCGCCGGCTGCGCGGGCTGCCTCGCTGGCGCCTTCGCGGCTGCCCTTGGGGCTTTGGTGCTCATCGGGATCTTCGCCGCCGCTCGTGGCGCCTTCGGCATCTTCGGGGCGCCCGTCGCCTTCTGCTGACGCACACCCACGACCTTCGGGGCGCCGAGCGACACGGCAGCCGCGCTCTGGCGAACACCGGGAGGGGGGCCTGCTGCGCGGGGAGCTGCGGGGGCGAGCGTGCCGCCTGTAGGCATCTCAAATCCTCCGTGGTTTTTCGGGGGTCGCTGACTGGCCGATCAAGCCCGGCCGCTGCTGGATGCTCGGCTCTAGTTTCGGTAGCCCCGTCGGCCCGGTATTCGGCCCCGAGGTCTGCTTAGCCGTCTGGATTTTCTGAAGCCGCCTGATCGCCGCCTGGCGAGACACTTCACCCGAGAGCTGACCACCAGCCGCCGGGACGCCGGCGTTCGTCGCGTCCATGTCAACCCACCGTCACGGCTTTCTTCGCGGCGGCTTTGCGGACCGCTGCGACTGGTTTCGCCGGGACACGGTTGGGCATCCCCACTCGCACCCAACCACGCGGGCTACCTTCTTCGTAGGGAACGACACCGCCCTTGCCGGGAGGCCCGAGCACAGTCTTGGTGCCACCCGCGTTGCTCGGTACGGCCGGGTTGGTCGGCGCGACGTTCGTCGGTTCTGCTGCTGGCTTCGGCGGGTTTTCCTCAAGTTCTCTCTGCTGCTGTGCCTCGGCTGCGGTGACTGCGCGGTTCACGCCAAGGCCATAGCTAGCCACCGCGCTCCGTTCGGCGTCCTGGTATTTTTCGACCGCGTTACGTCGGACTTCCTGCGCACGCTCCCCTTTCTGCGCGTAGTCGGTCTGAGTGGTGCCCTGCGTCTTCGCCAGCACACCCGATTCCGCGAGGCCCGACGAGTTCGCCGCGTTCCGATTCGCCGTGAGCCTCAACGGCTCCGCGCGGAGCGAGACGCCCTTGTTGTACTGGTACGCCGCGTTCGTGTCACGGGTCGCGCGCTGGTCCTCCGCGAGCGCTTTCTCCGTCGAGAAGTTCAGTGCGGCGATTTCGGCCCAGAAGGCGGCGGAGCCGGGGAAGGTCGGGCCGATCGCCCCCGCGGCACCGGGGCTCGCCTGCGAGATGGGCGTAAACGACTCAGCCATGTTTACCCTCTCAGTACGCTATCCAGGAGAACGAGATTTCCGCCGTGATGGATTTCTTCGTTTCCCCGTTGATTTTGAAGTGCGTCGCGTCGAAGCCCACGACGTTCAGCAACGGTATCTCTTCGAAGGTGGGGGAGTTATATGCCGTCGCCACGACCGCTTTTGGTTCCCGGCCGAGGCCGTGGGTCACTTCAAGCTGTGCGCTATCGAAGGAGGCCGTCCATTTCAAGACCCCTTTGCCAGCGGCGGGCAGTGCGGGGCTCTCACCTTTGCTCGGTCCCCCCGCTAGCCGCTGGTTGAGTTCGGCGAGTTGCTGGGCGAGCTGCTCAAAGTTGTGGGTGACATCCTCAAGCGACTGGACAGGTAGGTGACGAAGCGCGTCCATCTAGCCGATGACCCAGGCCCATAGCTTGCGACCCTTGACCGTCACTTTTCCCGCGGCCGACTTGTACTGCACCTGGACTTTGTACGTGCCCGCGGCGGCGGCGATTTTGACCTCGCCGCCAACCGGCACGCCCTTGCCGATTTCAAGCTCAACGCCCGTGGCAAACGTTTCGTAGTTGTAGCCGCCCGGCGTCCCGGTACCGCCCATGCTACCGATCGCAAACGGCAACCCTTCGAGGAAGATGGTTGACGCCGCCGAGCCCACCAGACCGATCGGTGACGATACCAAGGTAGCCCATTTTTCGGCCACTGTTCCTTTCGGACCGACGGCGGCGACGGTCGCCGTTTCGCACAGGTTCAATTGGGCGCCGTTCACAAAGATCGCAGCTCGTCCATCTTCGGCGACTGAGTTTGCCCACGACGCATGGAACGCCACGGCGATCAGCCCGTTTTCCGGCACCGTCACCGTCACTTCATCCGGCGTGGCGAGCGTCCCATAGGTGGCGGATTCGCGCGACTGTTCCGTGGCGATGATGCTCTTCTTCGATTCGAGCGGCAGGCCGACGAATTCGGCGAGCTTCGTTATCAGCGCTTCCGACAGGTTGCTTTCGTTGATGCCGTGTTCGCGCAGGTTTTCGTGGTCGAGTTCGCCGTTGACCACTTTCAGGATTTCGGCGAGGGCCGTATCGACCTTGGGCTCCGCAGTCGTATTTTTTTCGCCTACGACCGGGACCGTGTATTTCAGTTTCGCCATGTCCTCAGCTCTTTCGGAATTGAACCATGTAGACGAAGGCGTCGACGATGAATGGTTCGTCGCTGTTGTTGCCCCAGCCGACGCTCCAGACGTTCCCCACGCCGGGGGAGTAGATACGCGCGCTGCCGACAGTCTGTTCGCCGCCCCACAGCGATTCGCCTGGGCCTTCGACGCCCCATTCGCCGCTGCCTTCGCCCCACTCTTCTTCGTTGGCATCAAAGTTGGTGGGCACTTCCGGTTCGGCCTGCGACTGGTTGCCGATCGTTGCGGGTTCCTGACGGCCGCCCTCCAGGAAGTTTTTGTAGACCAACGGAATGATCTGCCCTTCGCCGTTGAAGAAGATTTGCCGGATGCGCTTCTTCAGGAACGGTGCTTTGATGCGGTGGCGGAAGATGTAGTACGCGAACGGTTCCCACGGAGATAGCCAGTAGGCTGCGAGGACACCCGTACCCGTGTATACGCTTTCGCGGTCGGTGTAGACGCCGGGCACGAATGCCTGCACGACCCCCGCGCGCACCGCGGGTGGGATCGCGTACAGCCCGACTTTGCCGTTCGCGGGCTCCCACGTCACCCACTGGTTAGAGGTAAGGTCGTGGAGCCACCACGATTTGAGCTGCACGTCATAGTCAACGGTGCGGTTAGCGACCGCGCTCGTGCCACTGGCGAAGCTCAGATAGTAGTGGTTGTTGTAGTAGGCGCCGGCGGCAAGCGTGCGTTTTGCGGGGTTGATCCCCAGGATGGTCGGCCGAATGTTGTAGCTCATCTCGTGAAGGCGAGAGCCTTCCGTGAGATAGACACCCATGTTGGCGGTGAGGAAGAACGTGCCGCCGTTCGTCTCCACGACCGAGCGTTGGGCGATACAGCCAACTGTGTCAGAGAGGCGCCTGTTCGCGCCCGTGTTGAGGTCGTGAATAACCCAGGTGGCAAATTCCTTGAACACGCACAGGTACGGGCCGGTGCTGCCAATGGCCGTGATCGGGTAGCCGTCGGCCGAGTCGAAGCGCACGACGTTCGTGGCAGGCCACTGCGACGGGTCTGCCTGGGCGCCCCCTTCGCCGATGGAGACGAGTTCGGAGAACCATACCGCGGACGGGTCTCCTGTGATCCCCGTCATCCAGATACGGTTCCCGAAGAACACCATGTACTGGCCGTTCGGGACGTGTTTGCCTTCCTTGTAGAAGTTCCGTTCGATCGTGAATTTGATCGAGGACGCGGTTTCCTTCCACCCGGTTTCGCCCGGCAGCGACAACACCAACTCTTCCGAGCCGATCACCGCTTCGATCACGGCTTCGGTGATCGTCTCTTCTTTGCCTTCGAGTTCTACCTTGACCGTCGATTCAAATTTGACGGCGAGGCCCACATCGGAGCTGACGGCCGCCACCGTTTTCGACTTCAGCGTGGACGTGTTCTGCGCGATGACGCCATCTGTCAGTTTCGGGGCGGATTCAACGCCCGTCCATTCTTTGACTTTGGTTTTGGCTTCCGCGCCCGTCCAATACTGCGGTTTGTCTACCCCGTTCACCATGTAGACCGGGCCTTGGCTCGCCACGCCCGTCGAGACGGGCGCTTGTACGAAGCTCCACAGCGAGCCGGCGGTGAAGCCGCTCCCGATTTCCGTCACTACGCCCGCGGTCGTGATCGACCATATCTTTTCGCCGTTGGACGCCAGCAGATAGGAGGTCCCGGCGATGTTGCACTCGAACAGCGACGTGTATTCGACACCAGCCAGAAAACTTTCTGAGGTGGCCGCGGCGCTAAAGTTCGAGAGGTGGTTCAGGTTCCCAGCGGCCGTCATCCCAACATAGCCGGTGGTGTACGTCGTATCGGCGGCGGCCACAAGGATCGCCCAGGTGCCCGCGTCCTTGCGCCACGCACGCACGATGCCTTCCCGTACCGTGACGCCGAGCGAGTCGCCGGCAACGAGTTCGGTCGTGACGGTCGCCAGCACGACCTTGACGCCGGCCGTCCACCGCTCGATCGTCACCGTCGTAAGGTTTGACCCTTCCGGGGCGAGCCCGGTCGCCCTCACCAGGTAGCCGGTCTTTTCAGCGGCGGCGAGGCACGCCCATAGACCAACGTATCGTTCGGGGCGGGGGATGGAGTCCAGTTCGACGCTAACGGCAGGATGCGCGAACACTTCGACGTTCCACCGGGCCGCTTCCTCCGTGGGGAGGGCCGAGCTGGGACGCCACACGTTTTCTGTGACTTCCCCCGTGGTGGAGGCGCCCGTTATGACCGTCCATTTGCCGCCGTTGGACAGCGGTTTTTCGTTGGCGCGCACAAACGAGTCGAGCACACTCACAGACGGGAAGCCCGTACCTAGTTCGGGGAGGAACTGCGTTGAGCCGTAGCGCTTACGGATCGAGCCGCGCTCGGTGGAGACGACGTTCAAGCAGTCACGAGTCTCGTTTTCCGCGAGCGTGTAAGGACTGTCGATCGTATTAAGTCCGCCGACGAAGCCCTCCTTGAGGAACCCGGTTAGAAGGGCGTGCCACGCATCAGGCCGTCAGCAGGTTAGCCTGCGACCTTGGGGCACGCCCCTCTGGTCCTCCTTCCAAGTTGTGTGACGCGCTCACGCTATCTCCCGAGCACGCGTTTCGCCGCGATCATCCTTACGGCGCGGGCCTTGACCGCGGACTCCTGCGACCCGGAGAGGCCCTTGGCGCGCGGCAGGAACTCCTCTGCGAGCTCGGCGTGGCGGACATCGGGCATCGGGAAGCGTCCGCGCGGGTAGCCTTTCGACGGCGGAATGGTCGCCGAGGTCTCGTGCTGGCGTGGGGTCAGGGGGGTCATCGGGGGCGCCACCACATGGCGCGCTCACGGCGCTCGAGGCGCCTCACGAGGGCCAGCGTACGTGGGGCGGCCCGGCGCACCGGGAGTCGGCCCCACCGTAGAAGCGGGCGACTCCCTTTCGGCTTCAGCAAGATGTGGCCTTCCATCGTCGCTCCCTTCCTAGATGACACGGCCGCCGTAGCCGCTGCCGGTCCAGCTCCCGTCGAGCACGCGTGGCCGGTCGACGACGCGCCACTGGACATCTGTGGCGTACGCGTCGAGGTCTTCCTTCCACCGTGCTTTGTGGGACTGCGCCATTTCGGCGTCGTCCTCCGCTTCAAAGGCCCGCACCACCGCATACGTGACGAGCAGGTGCAGGTAGTTCCTGTTCACCAGCGGCACGTCGCTTTCGACTTTCAGCGTCGGCGCGTTCTTGATGTAGCGGACTTCGAGGGTGTCCGTCGCGTTGTTCGGGGTGGGGAACACCCATAGTTCGTTTTGGTAGAGCGTATACATCTCGGGTGGGCCTTCAAACCGGGCTGGTGCGCTCATGTCGAACTGCTGAATGTCTAGCGGGCGTAGCCGGGCGACGAGTTCGGGGTAGTAGATGTCCTGGATGCGCAGGAAATCGGCGGGCAGCGGGTACTTCCATGTGCCTTGTTTGACTGTGAGCACCCACGTTTCCTGGAATTCGGGGGCCTCGACCTCACGCGCGATCTGGTACTGCCCCTCGTTCACCCAGTTTTCGACGCGTTTGCGGTTGACCTGCGGGCCGTCGTTGAAGCCGAACTGGAGTACCTCGTTGACGACTTCCCCGAACGTTTCGAGAGGCATTTACTTATCCCCCTGGGACGCGCTATCGGATGCTGGACCGTCCTTCTCCGTCGCCCTGTCAAGCTGCGCCTGCCACGCCGTGACCTCGGCCGGGAAGCGCTCGCCCGAGTAGCCGGGCCATTCACGCGCGGGGATAACCACCGCCTCATGCTCAAGCTCGGTGATGTTCTCGCCGTCGTCGAGGACAAAGACTGGGTGGACTATCACCTTGACGAGGCGAATCCGCTCGGCGCTCATGTGCTTTCGTCTTTCACGAGCCCGATACCCGCCAGGGCTTCAAGCAGCGTTTTCATCACTTTTTCCATTTCGGTGCTCTTTTTGCCCGTCACTTTGCCCTGTGCGGCTACCGCGTGGTTGAAGAATCCCATCTGTGTCGCGTTGAACTGCAGCTTCGCGTTGGGAAATTCGCCATAGACGAGCGGCGTGGCAGACTGGGCATTGCCCAGGTAGAGTTGGTTGTTGTATTCGGCGCTCGCCGCCGGCCCGGCCTGCCGGCCGATCAGGACATTGCCTTCGCCTTTGGTCACGGCATGGCCGGCTTCGCACCCGAGGGCGACATTCTTCGACCCTGCCGTGCAGTTTTCCAGGGCGCTTTCGCCGACGAGCGTGTTTTCGTTGCCCGTCACCATCTTCTTAGCGGCGATGCACCCGATGATCGTGTTGCTACCACACGTCGTGCCAGCCAGCAGTGCTTCGCTACCGATCACCACGTTTTCGTTGCCCGTGGTCAGCGCGAGCGCGGCCTTGAACCCGAGTAGAGCGTTGGCGGTGCCGGACGTGATACCCGCGCCAGCTTCATACCCGACCGCCACATCGTTGTTCGCGCCCAGGAGTGCGTGCAGGACGTTGTAGCCGATGCCCGTGTTGCGTTCCCCGCCTTCGCCACCTTTGACGCTGTAGAGCGCCTGGTGCCCGATCGCAATGGAGCCCGTCGCGTTGACGCAGTGGAACATCGCTTCGGCTCCGACCGCAGTCGTGCTTTCGACTTCGGTCGCGTTCTGGAGCGTGCCGGCGCCGATCGCCACGTTGTTGCTGAACGAGCTGCCATTCTTCATTGCGTTCAGCCCGACCGCCGTATTCTCGTTACCAACGGCGTTTTTTTCCAGCGCACCGCACCCAAGGGCCGTGTTGCCCGACCCCGTGGTAACACCCCCCAAGGCTTTTACACCAAATGCCGTGTCTTCTTCGCCCGTCGTCAACGTGGCGAAGGTAGACCCAATGGCGACGTTGCCCTTGGCGTCTTCTTTGTAGCGTGCGCCGAGAACTTCGTTTAGTCCGTAGGGTACGACGAGCTCGCGTCCCTGCGCATCCTTTACCCCGCCGCCCTCTGGACGATCCGATTCGAGGGGTTCTGAGTTGAGTTCGCGGAAGGCGATGATCCGCCGACGAAAGCCGTCACGGCGAAGGCCACCCGCTTCGTATTCAGCGCTCGCGGGAGATTGCGCCATCAGACACCCTCTGGCAGGAAGATCCGGTTCTTGGCCTGTAGATCCTTACGCACTGCGTAGGCGAGCCGTTCTGCTACCTCCCCGGTCTGCTCGTGGAAACGATGGTCCGCGTCACGCCGCGCCTGCGCGTCCATACGATCCATTTCGCCCACGAAGTCGTAGGAGGGGTGCGCGAGCCGTTCTACGTGCTCGATGAGCCGGCCGTCGAGCTCGGTCGTGGTCGTCACGAGCCGTTCACGGCCATCCTCGCCGGTTTCGACGACAACGAAGTACTCCCCTCGCTCGTTCCAGTGCAGCGAGAGGGAGGGGTCTATCTGCGCTAGCCGGCGGGCGACATCGAACACGTCCTCGTCGATGCACACCCGCCGGCCGTCGCGGCCGGTCCTCACCTGGGCGAGCGATGCCGGCTCGAGCTTCATCCTATTTCCCGTAGGCGTAGACGACGGTCGACATTTTCCCGAGTTTCATTTTCGTGGACGTTTTCGCCTCGATCAGGGGTTTGCCGATCCCCGCCGTTTCCTGCTGGAACACCCGCAGGAACGGCTTGCCGCCAACGATGTCGATGGTGGCGAGCGTCGCTTCTTTGACCTGTTTGCCCGATTCGTAGGTTTCTTTGTCGAGGCCCAGGATCGGGTGGCACCAGATGGCGCCGAACAGTTCCGCGTGGGAGCCGCCCGTTGCCTGCGTGCCCGTGATGATCCCGTCCGTCAACCCGAGTTTTTCGGGCAGGAGTTCTACGCCGCCTTCGGCGTATTCTTCTTCGGTCGCGGGAATCGTGATCTTCGTGATGGTGAACAGACAGTCCGTCAGCTTCATCACGAAGGGTTCGCTGTAGACGATGGTTGCTGCGGCTATGGCTGACATGGCAGCTCCTTAGAAGGTCGACGAGCCCCCCACCCGGCGCTACAGGTGAGGGGCTCGCGTAGGGGTTGGCCTAGAACGGCGCGTCGTCCGAGCAGAATTCGATGCGGCCGGTGCGGTTCGGGGCGACGCAGCCGAGGGCCGCGTACCACTTGAACCACGCCTGCCAGACCGCCGCGTACGTGCCGGTCCCGGCGGTCTTCAGGTGGAAGATGCCGCCGTTCTCCATTTCCAGCCAGCCGGGCTTCGTCTGCTCGAACCACTTCAACGCGCTCTTGTTGAAGCCGAACGCGAGGCCCTTCGGCGCGTCGTCGTCCGCGATGACGGGAACCTCGTTGACCATGATCGCCGAGTACCCGCCGTGAACGTCCACGGCCTTCGCGTCGTTGAAGCGCTTGTTGGACTGGTAGGAGTCCGCCAGTCGGCGCCGCACACCGCGGGTCGTGAGGAACACTTCCACGTCCCCGTTGCCCTGGGCGCCCACGTTGTCGGCGAGCTGCTCGAACAGCGACTCCCCGGCCACGGAGGTTTTCGAGACGGATTCCCCGGCCTTGACGGTGTTGCCTTTCCAGAACGCGTTCCCGGCCGTCGCGCTGTTGACGGAGTGCAGCGTCCGTTCGTTTTCGGTGATGTTGCGGAGGCCGTCCATCTCCTCGTTGCGGTTCCCCGAAATGTAGATCGCGTATTCCGTGCTCGACCCGAGTTCCGAGCCTCCCGTTTCGAGTTTCTTCGAGAGGACGAGCTTGCGGGTAGACACGACACGTTCGACGACTTCGGCGCCTTCGATGCCTTTGGATTCCGTTTTACCGTTGGATTCCTTGAGAACATCGATCACGTCACCCACCTGGATGTACTGCATTTCCGATTCGTTGACGATCAACAGTTCGGTTTCTTTCGATTTCGTTTCGGCTTTGGCGAGAACGCCGTTGCCGAGACCGAACGCCTGACGGTTAATGTCCTTGCGCATGTCGACCGCGACACCCTTGGACTCCGCTTCGACGGCGCTGACGAACGCGCCCTCGTTGGTCTTGGACGCCTCGATCACCTGGTCGGTCAGCTCGATCCCGTACGTGTGGTAGCGCAGGGGAACGATCGCGTCGAGGTAGACCTGTGCGCCGGCCGTCGGGAGCGTCCCACCATCAGCGATGGATTTGCGCCCACGGTTGCGGTTCTTGTGCAACGGCACCACGGCCCTACGGCCGGTGTGGTCGATGTGGTCGGCGTCCCGCTCGATCTGGTCGAGCAGGTACGTCTTCTGGTTGAGCTGCTCCACGATCGGACCCACATACAAGTCCTTGAGCGCGGAATCGAACGATGCGAGGGTCTGAGTAGCCACTTCGGCGTCTCCTTACTTAGGGGTTAGGTCTGCTGTCGCATCCGTTCCCTGAGCTGCTCGCCCGCCTCCTTGAAGCTGGTGGTGGGCTTGAACGCCGGGGTGCCCCCCGCTGTGAGGGCCGCCCCAGGCTGCGCCGTCTTGTCTTCGACGAAGGCGCGCTGCCCGGCGGTCGCTATCTCCCTGAAGCGCTCGAAACCGGCCCGTACCCACGAGTTGTCACCAACGGGGAGCTCGGCGCCCTTCGCGTCATACGCGAGAGGCATCCCGAGGTCGAGGATCATCGCCCGTTCGTCTGTGGTGAGCTCCAGTTTGAACTCCGTCTGGAGCGCCGCGAACGCCTGGTCGATGCCCGTCGTCTCGGTGTCGAGTGCCCGTTCGGCCTCAAAGGTGTCGAGCCGCTCCTGGATCGGGGCGGTTCGTGCCTCTGCTGCCTGGTCGATGAGCTGTTGGGCCTCCTCCCGCGTCAGCTCGCCACTCTGCTCTGCGTCGGCGACCTGCTCTTGCTCTGCGAGGGTGAGTCCCGCTTCCTGGGCCGCCTGCGCCAGCCAGCCTTTGAACGCGCCATCGTCTGACGTGACCTGCTGGTGCCATGCAAGTAGCTGTGAAAGCTGCTCGGGGTCGTAGCCTGTCAGGGTGTCGCGGACATCGTTGAACGGTGCCCACGTCTTCTGTATCTCGGCTGCTTCTGCGATACGACCGTTGACGTTTTTCTCAGCGTCTTTGAGGTAGGCCGCGACTGTCTCCCGGCCGTCCTCGGGAACGGATTGAAGGTAGGAATCGAAGATCCCCGGTGTACCGGCGTCCCCCTGGCCCGCGTCGGGCTGTAGGTCGTCAGTCATTGTGTTTCTCCTTCTGCGCTGTAGCAGCCCTACCCGACCGCTGTACCGAAGCCCTGGCGGTTCGTGGAGGGTGAGTTGCCCCTGGCGCTACTCTGCCCCCGGTCGGGGGCCTTTCCGCGTTATGCGGGAAAGCTCTCAGTCTTCAAAGATGGCGATGAAGACCTTGCGTGCCACTGCGCCGCCGGCTTTGGCGGTCGCTTTCGCGGCAAGCCTGATGCTGGCGGTCGCCCGCGCGGCGCTCGCGGTCGCCGCGCTTGCTCGCGCGGCAACGGGGATGCTCGCAATGGCCTGTGCCGCGCTTGCCGTAGCCGCGCTGACTTTGGCGGCGAGCGAGATCCTAGCGTTGGCCTGTGCCGCGATGACGTTCGCAGCAGCGGCTTTCGCGGCGAGCTGGACTGCCGCCTGTGCTCGTGCCGTGACCCCCGCCGCCGGGGTAGCTTTCGCTGCAAGCGTCACGCTGGTTTGGGCGCTCGCGGCGGTCTTGGTAGCGGGTGTGGCCGTGTCAGCGAGGATGAGCGCACTCGCGCCAACGGCGTGCTGCACCTGGGCGGCCGCGGCTTTCGTGACGATCGCCACGGGCGTTGTCCCTGCCGTGGCGACCACGCCCGTTGCCCGTGCCGTGGCCGCGAGCGTCACCGCCGTTTTGCCGGCCGCAGTCGCGGCCCCGCTTTCCGTGCCTACACCCTTGAACCATATCGGCCCCAAGGCGCCTGGGAACGAGAATTCCGTGGTTTTTTCGAGTTTGGTGTACGCTTTTTTCGTACTGAGCTTGTCTTTGAGAGTCCCGCCCGGTTCGGTCAGTTTGTAGTGAATCGTGCCGCCGATGGGCAGGAACGCCAGCCAGTAGAACGTGCCTTTGACGACTTTTATGGACAGCCCAGTGACTTTGATTTCGGCGCTTTCTCCCGGTTTACTGCCAAACGTCCCCTGACCTAGCACTTCGGTCGGGACTTCGGCGCTCTCTTCGTAAACGCCCAGGATCAGGCTCGTCGCGGTGGGTGCTATCGTGCCCGTTTTCAGGATCAGTTCTTCGATCGTTCCGGTGTGCTGCGCTTCAAAGCGCCAGAACGCGATCTGCGCCGCGTTACCAGTTTCGTTATGCGGGGCGGTGGTTTCGCTACCGATCAGCAGCGCCATCGCTTATTCACATTCGATGACGAGTTCTTTGGCGGGGATCGTGAATTCGGTGGTGGCTTTGTTGATCGTCACGGGTGTCGTCAATTTCCCGAACACGTATATCCCTTTGGATTCGGCGGCATCTTCACCCTGTTTTGCCTTTTCGAGGACGGCGAAGGTTTCGAGTTTCTTTTCTTCCGCGCCGGTAATTGCTTTGAAGGTGATCGCGTTTTTGTTCACGTACTTCGTCTTTTTGGCTTCGGCTTCCGTACCTTCACCTTTGGTCACTTCCCATTCGATCGTGTCGACCTCGACGCGCGCCCAGCCTTCCGCTTCTTTGAATTCAGCTTCACCGAATTCTTTGGCGGTTGTCTGTTTTTTGAGCGCGGCCGGGGCTATCGAGGACAGGCCGAGGTAGGCTTTCGCAGCCGCCCATTCGGCTTTTTTCAGGATGAGGTTGAGGACACGTTCCTCGGTACCGAGACTGGCAGGCACTAGGGCACACTTTCGGAGTAGGTGTACGAGACGGCGACTTTCTGTGCGCCTGAGAGTTCTACGGTGAGCGCGTCGCCTACTTCGCCGGTTTCGGGCTCCCAGTGCATGAATGCGCCGGGGTTCCCGAGATACCACTCATAGATCGTTTTGCCGCCGAGCTTCACTGTGGCGAGCACCTCGCCGGGGTTTTCCTGCGACGAGGACAGGGCGATCCAGTAGAGGGTGAGCTGCTCCCCGGCGGCGGGGGTGTGGAGGGTGGCGCTCGCTTCGATCGCAGTCGCCGTCGTGATCTTGCCGCCAGCGAAGCGGTTCGTTAGACCTTTCTGTGCTTCATGTGCGTTCCCGGCGATAGCGTCGTAGCCGCTCACCGCTGGACCGCCATCGGGGCCTCCTCACGGTGGGTGGGCTCCTGCCCCGACTGGTTCGGCTGCGCGGCCCTCAGCGCCGCCCTACGCCCCGGTGACGCGTTCAGGAGGTCGAGTTCCTGCCCCACCTGGCCGAGCTTGAACAGCACCTCGTTGTAGGCGGGGTCCTCGCGCCAGCGGTCGCGTGCTTCCTCGATCGCCTTGCAGAGTTCCTCGCACGGGTCACGGAGGGGATGCCAGCCGAGGGTCGCCATCGGCTACCGGGCCGTCGCAAACATCTCTTTGGCCTTCTGGCGGGCGCGCGTCCAGCCGTCCCCGGCGAGTGGCTCTTTCGTGAACGGCGGGACCCCCTCGAACGCTGCGCCCTTGTTCGTGTCGGCCGGCGGTTTGGCGGGGGCCTTCACGTCACCGACGCGTGCGCCGCGGGCGGGCGCTGGTGCGGGCGTGACCGACTCGGCGTTACCCTCGCTCGAGGGGCCTTTCTCCAGCTCTTTGAGCGCGGCCATGCGCCGGATGTCGACGATGCCCTTCGGCATCTCCTCGGCGCTGAGGTTCGAGACGAGGTTGCCGCCGGACGGGACGGGGCCGGTGCCGTGTAGGACGCTCGGCTCGGATTTGTCGTGCATGTTCACGGCCGGGTCGGGGATGTCGGCTGAGCCGGGCCGGTTGCTGCGCGTGTTGCCGCCGCCGCCGTCGTGGTTGACCTCGGCCGGCATCGAGCGCTCCGCGGCTCCCTGAGCCTCCCGCGCGCCGGGCGAGGGCGGCTGGAGGGCTTTGCCGCCGCGCTTACCCACGTCGCCCTCGACGCGTTTGAGTAGCTCGACGGTCGTCTCGTGCTCCTTGTCGCTGCCGTGCTCTGCGTTGAAGTCACCGATCGCCCTTAGAAGGGCCGGTGTGGACTTGCTCATTGCGTTGGTCCTCCTGTGGGGGTTGGCTGTGGTTCGCCGGACGGTTCCCTCGATGGTTTTAGGCCCGCCTGTGCCTCGATCTGCCGTTTGATGTCAGGCGGCGCGTCCTTGTAGTTCAAGGACTCGGCCGGGGAGGGCTGCGGCGGACCATGCGGTACGGCGCCTGGTGTGCCGTCTGGTGCGCCTGCGCCCATCATTGGCGCCATCCCGGCGATGAGCTGCCGGCGGTGTTCGTTGACGTGCAGTTCCATCGCCTGTCTGACCTGCGGGTCGAGCTGCAGGTACGTCGGCCCCTTCTGGAATTCGCCGTGGCCTTCGATATGCGCCTGGTGGTCGTCGAAGGCGTTGATACCGAGCGGGACACCATGCGCGATCTGCTGGTTCTCACGGTTGATCTGCGACTCGTCGACGCCGATGTCACCAAACAGTTTCTCCAAGCCACCGGCCTCCAGGTCACGCATGACCTTCGCCAACATGCGCCGGTTCATCGGCTGCTGGCCCTGGTACTGGAAGTAGAGCTGCAGCATCTCCTGGATCGCGGCCTGCTTCGCGGCCTTCGATTTCGGGAACTGGCTGCCGGCCTGCACTTCGACGTGCGTGTTACCCCTGAGCAGCGCGCCGCGGAACAGCACGGCGTCGAGGGAGGAGTTCTCGCCGACGATCATTATGGTGCGCTCGTCCGTCCAGTACTTGGCGACGAGCTTCAACAGGGCGCTCCCGGCGTACCCGAGCTGTTCCTCCATCGCGTAGATCGCGGGTCCGAGCCTCGTGTCGTCGGCCTCCTGCAACAGGTTGATCGCGGACGCCGCGGTGACGCCCGCCGGCACCTGCGCGCCGGATACCTCGTGCTGGCCGGAAATGTCCTGCATCGACTGTTCGATCTTTTCCTGCTGCTGCAGGACGTAGGCGGGCATCGCCGGTGGCTGAAGGTAGGACGGGACCGCGTTGGGCACCGTGTCGTCGTAGTCGATGCGCTCACCCGGCACGCCGCTGTACTCGACTTTGGCCTGCTTGCACGCCAACAGTGCGGGGTTGCCGGTGCGCTGTGCTGACTCGATCACCTGCGAGCGGCTCTTGTTGAGCTCGGTCTGCGGGCCGCGGAGCTGCTCGACGACGCTCGTCGGCCAGAACCGGCCGGGCACCGGGATACCCACGAACATGACGTACGGCAGGTGCTCGTACGGGTTGGGGCCTTCGTAGAGCATTTTGCCTTTGCTCCACACCGCACGGCGCCCTTCGAGGTGTGTGGAGTTCGGCTTGCACCAATACTCCCGGAGCAGGACGCCCTTGTAGTTGCTGGTGCCGCCCATCTGGTAGGACGGGAACATGCGTGCTTCGGTGGGGCCGGGTGCGATGTCGGTGTCGGGCTCCAGCTCGACGCTGTAGTGCTGCTTGACGTACTCGGGGCTCTTGATGTTCTCCTGGATGCACCACTCGCAGTCCTCGAGGCGTTTGCCGATCGGGTCGGCGAGGAATTCGAACGGCGCAACCGTTTCGATGTGGACGTCCCCGGTGGCGATCACCTTCGACTGGAGTCCTTCCGGGAGGCTGCCTTCCTCGTCGACGACCTCGTGTGGGCGCATCGGGGCGCCCGTCTCGGCGTGCATGACGGGCTTGCCGTCGCCGTCCGCGAGGATCGCCACCTGCTGCCCCTTCGCGGAGTCCCACGTCACCTTCCAGAGCCCGGCGCCGGTGATCTGCGACCACAGCAGCGCGTCCTCCAGATGGTTGCGCATGTGCAGGTGCCGCCAGAGGTAGGCGAGCACCTTCTCGCCCATCATCGACGCGAGCAGGTCGGCGTCTTCGGCGGTCGTCGGGATGACCTGCCATGCCGGCTTCTCCTTCGTCAGCTTCGCCAGCGCCGTACGGACGATCCCGATGATGCGGTTGTCGGTGATCGTGACACGGTGCGGGTCAAGCCGTGGCCGGTCCAGGCGCCCGCGGTTCCAGAACAACCACTGTTCCCCGAAGTAGTAGGCGTAGTTCAGGTGCCATGTCGGTTCAAAGCGTGACCGGGCGCCCCGTGCCATCGTGGCGAGCTTGTTCAGGTCGGCCGTGGTTACGTCTTTGTAGTACAGGCCACCGGGTTTCCGCCCCATGCCCGTCGTTGGGTAGGCCGGCATCTAGCCCTGTACCACGAAGAAGAGTTCTTCTTTGGCGGCGGGTTCCGCGGTCAGCGTCACTTCGATTTCTTCCGCGGAGACGTACACGACTTTTTCGATAGCGACCTGTTCGACGGCGACTTTCGCGGACGCCTTCCACGCCACGACACCCACATACCCGATGTTCAGGCCGTGTTTGATTTTGACTTTCGGTTTCGCTTCGTGTTTCGCGGTCCACGCGGCGAGGATCGTGCGGACCACGCCAGCGGTGCCAAGGATCACTTCGCCTTCCACGGCGCCCGCTACGGGCGTGGTGGCCTTTTTCACCTTTTCCGGTTCGATCGAGTTCGCTACGACCTTCGCGCCGGTGAGCGTCCCGTTTTTGACCTTCGTCCCGGTGACGGCTTCGTTGGCGAGCTTGGGTTCCGTGACCGCCCCGTTGTCGATTTCGGCGGTGCTGACGCCTTCCGTGGTGGGCTGCTGCACTTCGAGGGTCGCGCCGCCTTCTTCGGCGATGAACCACTGGCCGGCCTGCTGTTCGATCGTGAGCGTCTGGCCTTCGGTGAGTTCGCCCGTTTTGTTGGTGGAGGACACGGAGGGTTCTTCCTTGTAGAACACCTTCGAGCCGAGGCACTTCACGACCACCTTCTCGTCTTCGACGGGCGTGACGTGTACCGGGTGCTTCGAGTCGACCTGTACGCTAGGCATTGCTACCTCCAACATGGACGTTCTCGGGGACCTCTCGGCCGATGTAGTCGAGTTCCTGCGCGGTAGGTGCTGTGCCTACGCTCACGAAGTCGGGGACCTCCTGGCCGATGTAGGCGAGCTCTGCCGCGTCGGGCGGCGGCTCGGGCGGCTCGTACCCGTCGGGTGTGCCCTGCACCTGCACGCGTTCGGGGTGCTGTATCCGGTCGAGCAGGCTCGCACGCTCGTCCGCTGCGCTTTGCAGCAGCTTCGTCACGATCTCTCCCCACGCGTTGTTCTCGTGCTCGCGCAGAACGAGCAGGGCGACGATCACGACCGCGGCGAACGCGGCTACAGCGGCGGTCATGCGAGTACCGCCGTCCAGCACACGCAGTCTTTTCCTTTTTCAGCGTCGACCCATATTTCCGCGAGGGACGCGCACTCGATGAACACGGGCGCCTGTTTCTTTTCGAGGGGGATACCAACGAATTTGTGGAGTGTTTTTTCGGCCTTCGTCACACCACCGATGACTTTCCCGCCGACGGCCATGAGCGCCCCGACGTTCGACGGGTCGGCGGCGACCCACACGCCGACCACCGTGAATTCGAGGCTGGCGGTAGAGAGCTGTACCGCAGTGCCTTCCGTCACGACTTCGGTGTTGCCGCTGTAGAGACGCGTGCCCTGTTTGCTGGCCATGTCAGGCCACCGCCCCTGCGAGCTCCTTGCGCGGGAGCTTACGATGGTCGATCCTGACGGGCTCGGGGCGCACGGCGAGCGCCTCCTCCATCGTCTTCGCGTACCGCTGGGCCTGTCGGAGGGCCTTGTCCTTCTCGTCGAGCCGGCGGGCGAGCTCGGCGCAGTGCGCGTGCAGCTCCGCGTCGTCGGTCATGCCGAGTAGCCGGGCGCCGGCCTTGACGCAGTTCTCGCAGAGGATCAGGTCGTCCATGTTGACCTGCACCGTCTCGTCGTTGCCGTACCCGCGGTCGCAGGCGGCGTCGAAGTCGATGTGCCGCACGTCCTGGGCGTTGAAGCACGCCGAGCAGTGGATCGGCTTGCCGGCTTCACGGATCTCGTTCGCTAGCCGTGTCACTCGCCCCACCTGTCCCGCATCGTGTCGGCGTGGCGTTTGGCGTGCGCGAGCGCCCCGCACGGGGTCTTGCCGGCCGCGCGCCACCGAAGGTAGCTGACGTGTAGGCGTTTCATGCGTGTCATGCGAATATGCCTCCCATTGGTGTGCGGGGAACCTGGCGTTTGCCGAATCTCTTGCCGGTGATGTCTTCACGCATCGCGCGCTCCACTGGGCTCATCAGCCGTTCGTCCTCGGCCTCGTCGGCCGCGTAGGGCCTGGAGGCGACGATGTAGCGCAGCGCGTCGAGGCAGTGATCGTCGGCCTTGACGGGCTTCTCCTTCGGGTCGTCAGCGGTGCGTGTCGGCGTCGTCCAGCGGTACTTGCGGAACTGTTCGATCGTGACGGTGCAGTTCGCGCAGATCAGGAGCCGCCGGGCCTGTAGGCGCTCCTTCACACGGTTGATGCCGGCGGTCACACTGTTCTGCCCGAGGATCGTGACTATCCCGTTGTCGGTGAACTCCATCTGGTCTGAGCGGCCCGTCTGGTGAACGATGTTGCGGGCGGACGGGTCGATGACATACCAGTCGGGGGCGATCGGGACGATGGCGCCCGTGTCGGTGTGCTGTCCCCACTTCTGGTTCACGAGCTTCATTGCCTGCGCGACCTGTTTGACGGTGTGCCCCTGCAGCGTCAGCTCGTCGAAGACGACGAGCGTGTCGTCCTGCGTGAGGTAGCTCCACAGCACGGCGGCCATGTGCCTCATGCCGGGGTCGATGCCGGTGTAGATCGGCGCGGCACGCGGCAGTAGCCGGTTGCCGTCATCGTCCTGGGCGATCTCGGGGATGACGTGGAAGTTGCGGGAGAACTCGTCGTAGATCATCCCCGCGAAGTGAACGAACCGGCCCGATTTGCGGGCGTCGCGTTCCTCCTTGCTCAAGCCTTTCAGGACACGCCGCTTCGTCGTCTCGTCAAGGTGCGGGTTGTCGTCCATGTCCACCAGGACGACCATGCCGTCCTCGAGGGTGCCTTTCGTCCACGGCTCCCAAATCTCGTCGTACATCCACGACATGCCGTGCAGCGGGGTCATCGTGAATAGCTCGTCGCCGCCGTAGTCGATGAGACGCATCAGGCCCTCGCGGCGAATGTTCGACGGGGGCTCCTCGTCGTAGTGCAGACGGTGCTTCGCGGCGCCCCCGAACTTGTCGAGATCCTGCTCGAACGTGAGGAAGTCGATCGTGGAGCCGTTCACGAACGTCAGCTTGCGGAGCGTCTTGTCGTACGCCCGGTCGAACCTGCCGCCCTTGAGCTGCCCCTTCGGCGCCCATTCGCGGAGCTTCGTGAAGATGACGCCCTCCATCGTGCTCGTGAAGTCCGGCGCCACGATCCGGCAGTGAAACGGCGGCCGGTAGTGCTTGAACGGCCTAAGCGTCTCGGGTACGCAGTCCTCGTCGACGCACTGGATCAGGTCATCGAGGATGCCCGCGGTGGTCTTGCCTGAGCGGTTGCCGCCGAGGAACGCCTTCAATGGCAGCCGCGACTCGTGGAACACGCGCTGCTTCGGGTGGGGTTCGTACCCGAGTAGCGGGTTCTGGCGCAGCGCCGTCTCGTACTCCTGGAGCAGACGGTGGGCTTCGTCCTGCTGCGCCGGCGGGAGACGCTCGATCGCCCGCCGGTCTATGCGGAGCATCTCAGACTTCGGTGAACGAGGATTCTTTCGCCGTCGGCATGAGGTTGTTCACGGAGCCGGGGATCAACTGCTTCACCGCGATCCCCGCTTCCGCGGCCGAGTTGGCGTTTTCGACCTTCACGAGCGTCGCTTCGAGGATGTTCGCCTCGTTGATCTTCGCGCCGTTGTGGGCTTCTTTGACCTTTTCTGTTCGCCCGCGTGACTGGACCTCCGCGAGCACATAGAACGTCTCGGCCATGTCACGTCACGAGTTTGAAGTTGGTGTTCGGTTTCACGACCGCACGCTCACCGCCCGCATTCTGAGCAAACTTGGAGCGCACCACTTCGATCGCTTCCGCCGCGGATTCCGCCAACACCTCCACGAGCTTGCACGACGCGACCCCCGACTTCGCCTGGAGGTACAGCGACGACCCGGCCGTTTCAAATTCGCACGAGCCGACCGTGACGCCTTCTTTTTCGCCGAGTTTCGCCGTCGGTTTCTGGACATACCCCGAGGCGGCCTCCTGAATGTCGAACGCGACGATATACGCTTCGATTGCCATAGCGTCTCCTTACGGGAGCATGTTGACTTCGGAGAGCGAGGAGGTTTTCCCCGCCAGGGCCTTGTTGTTCACCATCGCCCCCGAAGTGCCGACCGGCGTGCCGCCGGTCCCACCCGACGGGACAGGCCCCTGCGTGAGGAACACCCGCACGGCCTCCGCGGCTTCTTCAGCGGATTCCGCTTCGACGGTCACGACCTTCGCGTTCTGGATTTCGTTCGTGATGAGCACGCCCGGCAACGCTGCCGGGCCGCCCGCGTTTTTTTCACCGGATTTCGTGACGACTTCTTTTTCTTTGTACGCCACCGGGGCCTGGGAACCCGCGTCCTGCAGGTTGAAAATGACCGTGAACTTTTCTTTGGCGAAGAACAGCTCGACGCAGGTGGGGCGGTGGTTGTCCGCATGGTTGATACCGAGTCTCAAGACGGCCTCCTACTTGGTTGCGCAGCGCTTACACATCGTCATGCCAGGGCATTTGCCCGCCGCGATCCTCTCGGCGAGCGCCGGCTGAACGCAGAACGTCGCGCCCTTCGTGCCGCACACCGCACGGCCGACACCCGCACGGCCATCAACGGCCTTGTGGTAGACGCACCTCATTTGCCGCGGCGTCCCGCGAGCTCCGAGTCGCGCCGCAGCAGACCCGAGTAGCCGCCCGTCAAGCTCATCTTCCCCGGCCGTGCCGGCACATGCGCCCGCACGCCCTGCCCTTCGCTCATCGAGTCCGTCTCGCTCGCAGGCTTCGCGTACGCGTGCCGCGCCACAGCGGACGGTTTGAGCATCCCGAAGTCCCGCTTCACGCCCGGCAGCCGCGGCAAACGCTTCACACCCGGCCTGTACGTCTCATGCGATTCACTGGACGGGCTGGCCTTCACGTTCTGGCGCTGGCCGGCACGACTCGACTTCTCAATACTCCAGCGACGCGCGATATCCGGGTGCTCAGACTCCATGAACACCCGCTGCGCGCTCGAAAGGAATGGCATGGCGGGCCTCCCAGCAAGACGACGGAGGATCGAAGGATGGCGGGGGCCGGACTCGAACCGGCGACCTTCGGCGTATGAAGCCGACGAGCTACCGACTGCTCTACCCCGCGACGCGAGACAGCCAAGACCACGAGAGCACAGCGAGGGCTAGAGCCGCCATGCTGGCCCACGACACTCCACGGCGCCGCAAGCAGTCAGTCTCAGCCGACGCGCAGCGTAGCACAACCGTCAACCACCCCGAACGGGGCCGGCCATCGAGCGCGGACGCCGGACCGCCATGCCGCTATACGGCAACGTCACAGGCCCCTCCGTCGGCCACCCCGACAACGCACGCTGCAACAACCACAACGCGTCGCGCATCAGCACCAGCGACTCGGCGCCCATCCCCTCAAGACACCCCTCCGGCAACTCCACCTGCAAATGCGTACACCCATCCAGGTCAACCCACGTCGACGCCCGCGCCGCCACCTACACCACACCCTCATCGCCCGCCGCGAGTTCCCCCACCAAGAACAACATGCCACGCGGCCCCGACGGGAACCCCTGATCCACGTACACGCACGACTCCGGCACCCTCGGACACGCCGCAACATCCCAAACCGTCATCGGCCCCGGCGCCGCAGCCACGTCCGCAAGATGCCGCTCACCACAAAACACGCACGGCGCCAGACGCCTCACCACAGACGCCGGCAACACATAGCGGCCCGGCTCATACCGCTCCGCCCGCCTCCGCCACGCACGACCCATCGCGTCGATATCGTCAGCGAGACTCACGACGGCTCCCGGAAGCCCGCGAGGAAGGTCGCCGTCTCCCTGCTGAGGGTTGGGTCGTCGTGATCGGTGCGAGCAGTTACAAACTGCATATGACGCTCAAGCAGCGCCAGCGCCTCGGTCAGTGCGTAGGCTGGCACGACCTCCATGTCGATCAGCGGACCCGGAAGGTCGGGGCCGTGGACAACGAGCCGCGTCCCAGCGTCATCCTCCACCCGAACCAGACGCCACTCCATCCTCTCGCCCACGTCCGACAAGACTGTGATTGCAGCCGGCTCGCTCTCCCGACCACCCCAAAACTCATCAGCAGACACAGGCACCCCACCAGCATAACCCCCAACACCCACCAAACACAAGCACCACCAAACCCCGCGAGACACCCCAAAACACAGTACCACCCACTCCCATGGGAGCACTCATCCGCCATTCGTCGCCTACCCCCTGCCATGTGGGCAGGCAATGGCATGTGGGAATGTCAGCGAGCAACGCCAAGCCTGCGCCGCAGCGCCAGGCAGGCACGTAGGCATGCGCACGTCACGTTGCGTTGAGCACCACGGATCGGGCCTCGATCAGACCCCGTAGGGCAGTGGTGTGTCGCGCTGCCTGTCGCACACGGCCGGATATGGCGCTGTAGAGCCGTTCCGCTCATATGTGCGGCATCTAGCCGCCGCGTTCGCGGGGTCGATGTCGTCTACGCGCTGCAGGGTGTTTAGACGGTCGCGGAGACGGACATCGCAGCGGACAGAATCGGGGTCACAATCGCTGGTCGCCGAGTCACAGGACACACGAGCTCGTCGCAGTCGGCGGACGGAGCGAGCGTCGCTTTCGGTCGCTGTTTGCTCGCGTGTTGGCGGTCTGGCGTGGTGTTTATACGGTGGTAGTGGCGTGTTGTGTGTGGTGCAGAGTGCAGTGCGGTGGGTTGTGTGCTGGTGGGGTGTGTTGCGGTTTGTGTTACTACTGTGTGTTGTTGTATCCGTGTGGTGGTGTTGTTGTACTGGCGTTGGTGGTTGGGGCTTTGTGCGCGTGTGTGTGCGTGCGCGTGACCTGGGCGTTGGTGGTGCTGCTCCTGGTCTACTGCGGTGGCGCTTGGCTCTTGCGCTGGTGGTGATGGTGGGGCGTGGTGTGGCTGTGCTCTGTGGCTGGTGGTGGCGGGGCTTGCCCTACAGGGCCACCGTCCACCCGCACGCTATCGTGGCTGTCAAGTATGGCTGCTTGTGGGTTGCGTTTGTGGCTTGGCCGGGAGGGTGCGTTGTTGGATGCGCGGCTTGCCGCGGCGGGGTTTTCGGGGATGGAGGGGTATTTGGTGTCGGGGGTTTGGGCTGGGTTCGTTGGTCGGTATCTGGCGGATGGGGGGACGTTGAGGTTGTGTGTGGTGTGTGATGGGGCTGGTGTGGTTTTGCGGCATCGGACGTGGGTTCGTGTGCCTGGTGGGGAGCTGTTCAGTGATGTGGTGCCGGTGTGTGGCGCGTGTTGGGGCGAGCTGGTGGGGCTGGCGTCCAGGCGGCGTGGTGTGGGTGTGTACGCGCTGGCGATGGAGGTCCGTGCCGGGCGCGGCGGCGAGCGTGTCGACGTCGGGTATTTCAGGGCGCCTACGCCGCCTGCTGGCCTGCGTGGCAGGGCGCTTGGGTTGTGGTGGCGGGACTATCACCGTTCGCGTGGCCGCGGCCGTAGATCCGCGTGACGGTCGGCGTGACCGTCACGCGCGGCGCAGGCTTCGTCTCACACAGTTTGTATAGGTGCCCTTGACAAACGTTCCTGGATCTGTCAAGGTGGGGTTATCACGGTAAGTAGGGTGCTCCCGCGCAGCTAGGAACTGCCGGGAGCATGGACACCAGAAACGGGGTTTCCAGTGCCAGCAGCAACACTAGCCAGTAGGGAGAGCAGGGGCAAGTCGCGGTCGCGGCTGCTCAAGATTGAGTGCGACTCGTGCGGGATGATCCTTCGCGGGTCAGCGGGCGCGTTGTCGGGCGGGATGCCGGCGTGTTCGTGTGGTGGACGGCTCGAGGTTGCGGAGCTCGCGTCGCTGGAGCGTGTAGACCCCGCGCTGTTCGAGGAACGCGTGAACATGCTCGGGCTAGGCGACCGTAACCAGCTTATGCGGACGCTCGGCTATGACGACGCGGTGATCCGCCGGAAGTGCGACGAGCACCGGCACGCGCCGCCGCGCTGCAAACACGCGGGTTGTGGCGCGTTCAAGCCTGCTGGCGAGCTGTATTGCGCCCGGCACCGTCACCTAGACGACACGGTGCCGTTCTGATGCAGCAGCTTGACCTAGACGGCCAGTTTCACGACCTTGCGCCGCGCTCACGGGCGCTCCGCTTGTTCGAGCCGGCGCCGAACCAGCTTGCAGGACAAACACACATGACCATCAACGAGCAAGGAGCAGACACCATGACCAGCAGCGGAATACCGCGGGACGTACAGGACGCGATCGCCAGTGCGATCAGCGGCAATGACCCGCTCGACGACGTGCTAGGCGTCGTGGAGCGTTGGCACGAGTCAGTCGGCGAGTACAACGGCTGGCGGAACTATGAGACGTGGGCCGTCTCGATGTACCTCGACGGCAACTACGACGGCGAGGGGACGTACCTGTCGGCGCTCGAGCACGTCAAGGCCGTCGTGAAAGACACGGCCGCCGAAGACGCGGAGCGGTCGCCGGTTCAGCCTGTCGCGGACGCGCTGCATAGCTGGGTGACGGAGAACGTGCGCAGCAGCGACAGCAGCCTAGCGACGGACCTTCTCGGCGCGTCGCTTGAGTCCGTGGACTGGCGCACGCTCGCGGAGCACAAGATCAGCGAGACGGCCGAATCGTGACCGCCGACGACGTCAAGCAGGCCGACGAGAAGGTCCGCGCGGCGAAGGGCAACTATGAGCGGGCGTGCGCTGAGCGCCGCGAACTCATCGAGCGGGCGATAGTCGACCGTCACTTCACCGCGAGCGAGATAGCGCGCATCCTCGGCGTCTCTCGCGCCCGTGTCGGCCAGCTACGCTGACCCTCCAGGCCGCACCAGTAGCGTCTAGCCGCCTGTTTGGCGGCTTTTCGCTTGCTGGAGCCAGATTCGCCGGCCCACTAGCGCGTTCTAAGGGCTTGCGGGCGGGTTGGCCTTGTGATCCATCGCCCGTTTCGCGGCGTGTAGTGCGCGTGCATCCAGGCGATCACCGGCACGATGGCGAACCCTGCCGTCTCCGCGGGCGCGCACACTCCCGCGAGCGCTGCCCATGCTTCGCGCGGCGAGCGGAAGATGAACGGTGACGCGAGCGCGCCCGTTGGTCCCCACACGATGACGCACGCGCGTTCGCGGTTCACGCGCGCCGTGGCTAGAGCACAGCCGTCCAGGAGCCGCCGAGGATGCCTTGCTGCGCCGGGATGACACGGGTTGGGGCGTTTGGGCACTCCCGCTCGCCGCAGGCGCTACAGCGGCGCCTAACGGTGCGCTCCGGCTGGTCGTAGAGGTGGGACTGCCGCTCGAGCATCGAATCGACCCACTCTGCCATCGCGTCGCCCATGAGCAGGGTGTCGGGTTTCTCCTGCCGGCGGCGGTCACGCTCGGCCGCACGCTGGTCGCACGTCAACGCGAGCCATGCCGCACGCGCCCGGTCGCGCTCGGCCTGGGCGAGCTCGTGCTCGCGCTGCTTCGCGTCACGGTCGCGGAGCTCGTCCGCGGTGAGGATCTCCATGCCGACCCAGTCGTCGACGTCATCGCCGCCGCCCTGAATCTCGACGACCGTCCCGTCTGTGCAGTGCAAATGCAGCCGTGACTTGTCGGGCCTGCCGTCGTGTGGCGAAGGCGGCGAGAGCTTGACGTAGCGGATGGTCTTACCGTCGAGCGGGCTTGCGGGCACTGAGACGGCCTCCATCATGCCGCCAGCGCCTCGTCGATCCGCTCCAGGCTGCCTTCGAGCTGGGTCCGGTCGCTCATGCTTCCGCCTGCAACAGTTTGAGCCGGTGGCGCATCATGCGGAGTCGCTTTCGTGCCCGGCCGTTCGACGTTGCGGCGAGCGCTTCACAGATACGCCGTGCGTCACCGAGACTCGACGTGTACTGCTCAAGCTCGGGTGGCGTGCTCCTCGCGCCGCCGGCTTCACGCGACGGCGCCCCGGCGACCGGCTGGCGTTCCGCGGTCATCGTGCCCGTCCCGCGAGCGCGGTCTCGACACGCCGTAGAGACCGTTCGAGCTCGCCACGCGTCTTGATTGTCAGCCGTGCGCGTGTCTCGGCGCTCTCACGATCAACCCGCGGAAGATCACCGTCGGCGACCATTGCCATCAGGCGCCGGCTCAAGAGGGCGCAGCGCTTTATCTGGCCTCTGAGCTGCTTGCGCAGCCGGGTCGCCTCCTGCGGCGTCACGACGACCGCGCCTCGTTCCAACGGTCGATGTCGGCCTCGACCATCGCCCTGCGCTCCTTCCGGGCGCGCTGTTCGGCTGCGACTCGTCGGTCCTCGGCGTCGCGGTAGGCCAGCATCTCGTCGAGCGTCTGGCCGATGCCGAGCACCTGGTCGAGCCGCTGGTCGAGGTCGAACGCGTCTATCTCGTCGGCGAGGTACTGGTCGAGGATGTCCTTGGCCTCGGGCGGCTCGTACGGCAGCGCCAGCGGGTCGGCCACGTCGCCTAGCACGGGCGCTCGAAACGTGGTGCGCAGCAACGCCCGCACGAGCACTGACAGGTGGCCTCAAGAGCGCGATCAAGGAACGGTCCGCAGGCGCAAGGCTGCTCGCGGGCGCACAGTTCGCACTCCGGCCCGTAGACGATTCGTTCGACCGTCTCTACCGATGTCGCGTGCGATGTCACCACGTTTGCGCTCGGCGGCGACGCTGTGTCGCCTAGCACGGAGGCTCCCCACGCATCGCGCGCACCGTCGCGGCCACTTCCTCGCTGCCGAGCATCCCGGCGAACAAGTGCGGGTCGATCGGCTGGTCGCGATGCGCACGTATCGGCTTCACGTAATGCTCCGTCAGGAGCGCGTCCAGCTCCGCGGCCGTGAGCACCGGCCCCGGCGGTTGCCGTGGCAGCGGCGGGAGAGTGCGCCAAGACTGCTCTAGCCACGGTGCGATCAGGCGTGCGAGACGCTCGCGTAGCTGTGCCGCGCGGTACCTCATGCGTTCACCCCTTTCGGTACGTTCCCGCGTTCGGCGAGCGGAGTGCGGTGGGTGCTGGACAGTGCGCGTCGCCGTGCCAGTCCCATCCTCGTTGTGCCGTTTCACCGGAGCGCCGCCTCGAGCAGGCGCGCTTCACCTTCGAGCTTGCGCAACTGCTCGCGTGCGCGTGGTGTGCGCGCGAGCCGCCGCGCCGTACCGATTGCCTCCTGCATCGCCTCATGCTGGCCGGTGAGGCCGCCCGCGCGGTTCGCGTCCGCCTGGATCGCGTAGTGAGCGAGCACGCTCGCGGACGGGCTCTCACCCTCGGAGCGCATCGCACGGACGCTCGCCGCGGTATAGCCATGATCCTCGTCGCGGGCAGGCGGACGCGCGGCGCCACACCGGCAGACCTCCTGCTTATCCTGAAACGCCCGGCCGCACGTCACAACACGCCCGTCTTGGAGCTTGACGCGTGCCCGACAAATCGGCGGGACGGGTGTGCTCGCGCGCAGCAGCCGCGGCGTGTCCGTCAAGTCGCCCAACGCGAAGCTAACGAGCCACGCGTACTGCCATCCCCGGCCCGCTGTTTTCCACCATGCCCGGAGCTCCACCGGGTTACGGAAACCCGCGCGCTGACACTCACGGAGCGTCACGTCCTCGATCTCTGATTCCCGCGCGCCTGTAACCGTCAGCTCGCCGTGCGCACGGCCGCCGTAGGCGATCGTGTAGCAGCGTCCCGCGCTGTAGCGGCACTCAGCGTCGCGTGCCGGGACCGGCTCTAGCGTGATCGCGCCCGCGAGCACGAGCGGCCCACGGTCGGGGGCGAACTTCACTCGCGCGCTCCGGCAGCAGAGCTCATCGACCGGAGCGTAGCACTGCCACCACGCGCCTCTCCAGCCAGTGACACGGGTAGGGAATAAGGGGTACAACGGTAGGGATATGTCCGTGCGGGTCGGCCGGGCGTATATCACAACCGCGCGACCAGCACAACTACTCGCGCGGGCCTGATTCGGTAAAACCGCCCTGTCAGAGCCAGATCGCCTCAGAAATTCGTGGCCGCTACCTCTCGATAGCGACCGCCGCGACGACACTTGCGGCCGACCGGAGCCGTGTGCCTTAATATTTCAATGACTTCGAGTCGCACGCAAATTCAGCGGGTGGCCGCGCTCCTCCGCGAGCGCGGCCCGCTCGGCATAACTTGCGTGGACTTCCAGGGTCCCCACGTTGCCGATGGTGGCCGCCCGGTTTTGCGGCTAGGCGCGCGGGTCTGGGAGTTGCAGACTCGGCATGGTCACGTGATCGAGAGCGAGCTGGTCACACTGTCCGGGGGGGCTCGCGTGTCTCGCTATCGCCTCGTCGGCTCGTCGCCGGGGTGCATGACACCAGCGCCGCTGCCGGGCGTGGCCGACGCCGGCCTGGAGCAGCTCGGCCTCGACGTCGGGCTCGCGCGGCCACGCGCGCGCTGTGCGGTCCTGGGGGCCGAGTGATGGGCAGCCTCTGCGGAGCCATCACCGGTGACCATCTTGGGCCGGATATGGACGGCGAGCCGCTGTTCGACCCGCGTGACGCGCTCCAGCTCGCGCGTCAGCTAGCCGTCGCGAGCTGTCTCTTGAGGGTGTTCCCCGCCGCCGACGTGGGTATCGACGACGGTGGGGCGCTCGTCGGGGGCCGCCTGCTCGCCTGGCCCGAAGCGGATCAGATCGCACGCGACGTCGGTCTCGGGGACGTGCTCACCGCGATCGACCAGCGGCTCGCCGCGCCCGAGCGGAAGTTTGTCCTGCTCGAGGTCCACGAGGACGCGCAGGTTGCCGCCGTGCAGGACGCGCAGCAGCTCGCGCTGGGGACCGCGCTGTGACCCCGTCGAAGATCCGGGCGCCGATCAGCCGGCACGCGTACACCGTGGTGGAGGGAGCGGCGTCGATCGGGATGGGTCCGGGCTGGTTTCGTGAGCACGTTCTGCCTGACCTCCAGGTCGTGCGCGTCAGGCAGGCGGGTAAGGCCACGACGGTGCTTGTCCCACCATCCGAGATCGAGCGGTGGGTCCGTGAGCACCTTGAGGCCGCAGCGTGAGCACGGCTTGTAGTATGCTTCCCCGCACTGCTACCAACATGCCGGGAGGCACGATGACCCAGGACGAGAAAGACGAGAAGGTCCGCGAGAACAGGCTACGGGCAGCCGCCGAGCGCCAAGGGCTCAAGCTGAGCAAGTCCCGTAGTCGTGACCCTAGGGCCATCGGCTACGGCTGCTGGCTGATCGTAGACGCTAACAATCGGGTTGTGGCGGGCGTAGGGGGGACCGGGCGCCCGGAGATGGACTTGGATCAAGTTGAGCGGTACCTGACGGAAGGTGAGCGCTGATGCACACCGAAACGGCAGCGACAGGGGTCACGCGGCGCCACAGTAGCGCTTGCTCTTTGAGTCGGGGCGGCAAGAAGTGCTCGTGCCAGTATCCGCTCCCGACCCTCCAGGCGAAGGTCAGCAAACCCGGCACGGGCCGGTGCGACACGAGAGACTTCGCGGCGGACGAACTGGCGGCTGCGCGTGAGTGGCGGGTCCTCCAGAAAGCCAAGAATCGGAAAGGTGAAGCAGCCGCGAAAGAATCGCCGCGCCTCGAACAGTACGCCCTGGAGGTTTGGTTGCCGGCGGTACGGGCCGAGGTCGATCGTGGCAAGAGGAAGGTGCAGACCGTCGAGGCGTATGATCGCCATCTGCGGAGCTACATCTTCCCCCGGTTCGGCCAGACGCGCCTTGACGACTTGCGGCCTGGACCCTTGCAGGAACTCCTAGACGACCTGAAAGCGCAGGGCCTCTCGGAGAGCACGGTCGACAGCGCGTTCACACCACTGAAGGGTCTCGTGCGGTTCGCGGTCAAACGTGAACACACGAGTTCTAACCGGGTCGTGGTGGACAAAGATCGGGTTGTGTCGCGCGAGAAACGGACGGTCGAGCTGCCCGTGCTCGTGAGCATGATCGCCGCCCTTCCTGAGACGGAGCGCGGCGTGTGGGCGACGGCGGGCCTCGCGGGGCTGCGACGTGGCGAGCTGGCGGCGCTGCGGCCCGAGGATGTCGACCTGACGGCCGACACGCTGGAGGTCTTCCGCGCGCTCGACTCGAAGTATCGTCTTGGTCTGCCGAAGGGCGGCAGGGGGCGCAAAGTACTCATCCTGGACGAGCTGCGGCCGTTCCTGCGCCGGCAGCTGCTTCTCGCGGACCCGGCGCAGGACTATCTGTTCGGGAAGCCTCAGCGGATCTTCCGCGCCGTCGAGCCCGCGCGCAGATCGTGGAAGACGCACGGCCTGCCGACCGACATGGGTTTGCATCACTTTCGGCATTGCTTCACGACCTACCTGCACGGCGCAGGCGTGTCGACGAAGGTGATCGACGACGCGATCGAACATGTCACGCCCGGCTTGACGCTGGGCCTTTACGTGCATGTCCAGGCGAGCGACCGCACGCTGGCGAAAGAGCAGTTCAGCGCCTACTACAAGCGCATGTTTGTCGCAGATGATGTCGCACAAGCCGGGATCGGGGCTCTGTAG